TTCATGGTTATTGTTGAGACATACCGTACTCTTCTGTGCCGGGGAAGCCGCCAAAAGGCAGTCCATCTTGATTTCCAAATCTTAACTTACATCCTTTAAGGCTTTTCGAGCATTGATCAGGAATCCAATATTCTTTATTAAAATAAGGGTCTTTTGTGCTGCTTGATGTATGATTTTTTGCGCAAACATACACTTTATGAATCGGCTCCCAATTCGGAACAGCGTTAATATCAGATTTAGTTACTTTGATATTATGATTTTCACGATATACGTAATCGCCAACTTTATAATTGTAGTTACTAATCCATTTATCTTTGTTCACTAATAGACCAAAACTTGATTCATTAATTCCAATATATTTAGAGATTGCAGAGTCTGTTCCAAATCTTTGAGAGCTTGTNAAAGTNGANGCTTCNTCTNCATCGTAATAGTATCTAGAAACAGGAACAGCGGCCCATGATGTAACTGCTGGCGGTTTATAGTAAATAGTTAAAGCTCCACCACCTCCTTGATTGTACCATCTAATCAAAACTCTATGATAACCTTCTTTTAAGAAAATAGTTCCATCTGCTTGTGGAGCGGTTGTGTTTTGTGGACCTTCGCCATAATCCCCAGCGATTACATCTCCATCAATAAACAATTCAGCAGCATCGTCAGGATCAACTCCAAGAGAATAACTTCCAGCTTGTCCTTTATCTACTTTAAAGTATCCGAGAAATTCGGTGAATACATACGTATCATTAGTTACGGTTACCGAACTAACTACGGATTCGGAAGAAAATGTAGCGGCTGCAATTTTACTAGTAAANTCNGANGAATTTGCTGGAGAAGCTGGATTTCCAGTAGTTGTATAAACTCTTTTTAAAAGACCAGCTCTAAAATCAGTTGCTACAGAAAGCTTTAAATCATTTTCATCAGCAACAGGCGCGCCCATGTAACGGCATCCATTTCCTCTGTAATGAAAAGAACAGTAACGAGACATTACAATTCTTTTCGGAAAATTGACGCCATCAAGTTCAAGTGGAGAAGCCAACTCAAATTCTACAACAGCTTTGCTTTCGCTAGACCGTCTTAAAATAAAGAATACTTGATCTTCTAAGCCAGCTTTTGGATCTGCGCTACCATAAGGATTAGCTCCAAGAGGTTTAGCCGCTGTTGGCGAAAAGTTTTTATCGTCTAGAAATTTAACAAAAGTACGCTTTCTGACTACTTTTGCACCAACTAAGTTGCTATATCTTCTGATCAAGTTAGATACGAAAAAATCTTGATTAGAAACTGCTAGCTTTGGTCTTGGAAGCGAACCATCGCCTTTGCTCTCAAATCCAGAGCTTTGAATCGGAAACGGCGCATACTCTTCGCCTTGCCAATAAACAGAACCTTCTATTCCATTAGTGCCGCCATGAATGTAAAGCTTTTCGTCAGGAAAGTTAACGTAATCATAGTAAATGACAAAAAACTCTAACAGCGCGGATGGTTCCAGCGAGAATAGAGCAGTATTGACTTTATGATTAGAATCCCTTGACATTTCCTTTTACCTTTAGATTATATTACACCCATGAGTCAGAAAAACCATATAAAAATAGACTCTTTCAAAATAACTAGNATGTATTTAAACGACATTCCAGAAGTTCTAAANCTCGCTNTATCAGCGCAATCNAAATTNGGAGTTACTTCAACAGTAGCTCCTTCTTTGTTTTTCAGGGAAATCGGCGCTATTCTTCAGAAAAATACTATCAGCTCTTTTGTTTTTAGAGACATGAAAGATAGAGTTTTCGCTGCTTTTATAATAGCACCAATAACAAGCGTATCCGCCGAAATCGCTCATGTATTCGTGGATAGCCAAGTAATGCAAACCTCAGAAATGCAACAAGGATTTAAAGACAAGATAGAAGAACTGAAATACAAAGAAATTGCAGCGAAAGTAATGAAGAGTCGTAAAAGATACGCCATCTACGTTAAATTTTTAAATACTTACGGTTTCAACGAGATAGCGGACGACAATGACGCATATTTAAAACTTATTTATAGAAAAAGTTAAAGTTAATGTAATAATCATAATGATTATGAACAAAATTAAACTATTCATCGTTTCGTTAATTCTAGCTGTTTTGGCTACCAAAGCTCACGCTGGTGTCCCATTTTATCTGGAATCCAAGAACAACACNNCCGCAATCGACTGGAATACTCAAACATATTCCCATGAAGCTCGCGTTGGCGTAGCTTATCCTTGGGTTTATGCCGAAGTTGGCAAAGGTCGCCAATACGTCAACTCCTTTAACAAGGGCGAAAACATGGAGACTTTTGAACTTGGCTCCAAGATTTCAATTAAGAAAGTTGACGTTAAGCTCAAGTTTGAAGGTAGTCATGGAAAGCGGTTGAATTCTAAATTCCCGCAAAAATTCCTTGACACGGGCGGCGAAGTCCGCATTAGATATAACTTCTAATGAAGTTTGACCGTCTCGTAAACCTAGCAAAAAATCTAATTATCTATGACGACACTGGAATCCGGTGTCGTCATTTTGCTTTTATACTGCACAAGAATCGTGTCGTTTCTATTGGGAGAAACTCAAAGAAGTCTCATCCAATCAATAGAAAGTACGGTTATTTTGAAGGAAGCGGCATTCATGCCGAAGCGTGCGCCGTCATTAAATCTGGCAAGGTAGATCACTCAAAAAATATTTTAGTTACATTTCGTATTGACAGAAACGAAAAAGTAGCTATGGGTAAACCTTGCAAGCACTGCCAAAAGCTTTTGGGCGATGTAATTTTCAAAGAAATTTACTACTCAAACGAAGAAGGCGAATTCACAAAATTTAATGAAAATCTTAATCATCGAAAGCACAAGCAAGAGAAAGCCGCTGTCAAATGAGTTTGACGATACCTCAATCGTTCATTGCCGTAACAGCTTGATTCTGGCCGAGGCACTCGGCGCAGACTTATTGGATGGCGAATACAAACTACCACAAATCTTAGCCAACCAGTACGACATAATCATTTGCGCGTACGCTTCGCCGTATATGCCGCACGTTCCTTACCGCGAGATTCTGACGAAGAATCCAAACGCGAGGTACGTTTGGCTTGTTAACGACCATGACATTGAAGACAATCAGCTTCTTCGCTATGGCGTAATCAATCATGGATTAAAGTATGACATGATCTGCAATAATCCTCGTAGCGGTTATCGCCACTGGATTCTCAACAAGAACATTGCGGGGAAAAAGCTGAACGACTTTATCGTTGAATGGCTAACCGTTAATCTCAATTCTTTGATTATGGATACGCGCAATCCTACAAATCCTCAAGACAAAGAAGGAATCGTTTATTACGGTACATATCGTAAGCATCGCCAAATCTCTTTCGAGAAGTTCTTGACGGAAGGCGTGCATCTTTCTTGCTCGCCAAAGAACGTTAAGAAGTTTCAAGCAATCAACTGTAATTGTACTTTCGTCGATAAACTTTCGTGGAAGAAAAACGAAGAAGATTTGCGCAAATATAAATACTCAATCTACATTGAAGATTTGCATACGCACAACAACTATGCGTTCTTAGCTAATCGTTTTTACGAAGCTTTGATGAGTGATGTTGTAATGTTGTTTGACGCTGGATGCGAAAATACAATTAAGAATTGTGGATACACTTTATCCCCGAATGCTTTAATTGATGAAAAAAGATTGTCAAAAGGCTTGACAAGTTATGTTTCTTCTCTCAATTACGAGGAAGAGCTAAAGCATCAAAAGCAATTCGTTGCTCAAGCTTTCGCCGAAAAATCTGACGCTATCCAAAAAATTAAAAATTTCTTAAAATGAAGTACGAAATCACATTTGCTCTGACTGAAAAGTCACGCAAGCATCTTAACATTCAGGAGCTTACTCCTTACAAAGCCTCAATCATTTCCACGAATGATCTCAACGATTCAAAGTTAATGCTTCTTATCACTCTTAATGAAGAAGGTCTTCCGATTGAAACTCCAAGAAGATTTGAAATGGAAGTTAANANCGTTGGATTTGGGCTAGAAAAACTACGCATTCTTGGGTGGCTTGTCTCGCAAGATTATATTTGTGACTGCATGATCACACTTCACTCTTTTCAGCAACCTGACTCTGGATGGAAAAGCTAATGAGCAAATATCTTGTAACGAAAACTTACCCTCTTCTCTGTTTTAATTACAAAGAGAACTCTCAAACTGTTCTCCCTCTTTTCTCTGGAGACGTTCTCAATGTTTTCTCCAAGTCAAAAGACTTGTTCGATCAGGAAGTAGAGTATTGGGACTTCACAAAAAATTGGTCTGCCAAAATTGATCAAGACGCGCTATCAGCATTAAAGGAAATACAGCCATGATGACATATAAAGAACAAAAAGATATTTTATATTCCGAGTTCTCTAAAGTAAAAAAAGATTTTGAATCAATTTTGAATAAAAAGATTTCTCAAAAAAACTTTATAGAAGCTATTGTTGAAATGACCAAGTATGCAGTTAAAGTAGATTTCGAGCAAAACCTTGACCAAGAGGCAAGAAACCGAGTCGCTAACTTTTTCGCTGTTTGTCAACCTTATCTTGGCGAAGTTGTTTGGTCTAAACTCGACAATAAGAATTTAAAAGTTTGTATTAACTATGGAGAAAGCCCAATGGTTAGCTGGAACATTCCTGTTGAAACTTTCTTTTTGGAGCAGAATCAGTTTGAGCTTTCTGTTGGTA